GAGTCGTAAAAACCTTAACACACGAAAAAGATTATATTCTGTTTTTTTTAATGGTTTAGATATACATGATCAAATTGAAGGTAATGACCCTAATTTAAGTACATTATCAACGGAAATTAGAGATAATCATACTGGACCAAATAAAAGTACAAATGGTTATTTGAGTGATAAATTTGATCTTGTTACATACCCATTAGAATTTAAAATTGATAATAAAGTTTCGGCTAATAAAGAATCAAATGCTTTAGCTATATCAGTTAAAACCGAAGGAATAAACCGATTACTTAAAGCTGATAAAAAAATTAAAAGTGAAATCAAATATAGTAAAATACTAATATAAAATATGGCATCATATAATCAAAATTTTTTAGATAAAAGGTATATATCAAACAATGATATTGATGTAAACGCTATGATGATTAGTGTTATAGATGAAACTAAAAATGGTACCTTTGACACACTCAAAAAAGAATTGGAATCAACTCAAAATGATAATATTTTAACAGCTGGTGTAAGTAATCACACTATTTTTGCACAAAATATGGTAAAAGAAACCACCACTGGTAAATTTTTTAAAAGCGGTCAAATGTTTTTAAATAATATAGAATGTGAATCAAACCCTGGTTACTTAGATTTTAATTTTCTAACAACAGCTTTTAAAACAACACAAGGTTTAGTTGAATTACCTATACACACGATATTAAAAATTGGTGGTATGTACGATTTTTATTATTATAATGATTATGAAAAAGACGATAAAATTGATCTTGGTATTGTAAATGGTTTAAAAACAAAAAATGGTTATGATTTATTTGATGACCCTATCATAAGAAACAAACATTATGGTACTTATGTATTTGATGATAAGAACCTTATTTTAGCAACAGCACCATTTGTAAAACCAATAACACCAAAACATGTTGATGATTTGGTTGGTAATGGTAGTGATTCTTTTAGTAATACTAATTTTAGTAAAAACTATAAAGAAAAATACTATGATTATGATCTTGAGGTTCAATTGTCTTTAAATAATAATATCGCATCACACATGCCATTTAGTGGTTATGGTGTTTTGAACAATTACATGAATGCAATGTCGCATTTCTTTTTTGGGCAAGGACTTGATGGTAGTACTGATATAACTGATACCACAAATAATGACGGTATTCCTTATCATATTATTGGTAATTTTAAGGGTAATTTAAAAACGTTTAAAACTTATAATGATACACAACTTAATTTTTTAGCATCATATAATAGTTTTGGCCCCAAAATTAAACATAATATTAATATTGAGGTTTTAAAAACAAGTTTAAATACATTAACAAAAACAATCACACTTGACGCTAAGTTTGTTTTTTCAAAAGATACTAAAAAAACTGAGTTTTTTTTATTGCTATCAAAAATTAAAGCTAATTACCTTGGCGGTTATATTTCAACAGATTATGTTTACACAATAATTAAAGGTTTATGTGAAGTTAATAATTTAAACGCAAAACATGAAAATATTCCTTTATCCGATTTCACCGCATTATTAATACACTTACTTTTTTATCCAGATGGTACTGAAAGAGATTCCAGAAGACCTAATAAAACACTTAGAATATTATCATTGTATGACGTGGACCCAAATTCATTCATGCCAATAATAACATATGACACAAAAACTATTTCACAACTTACCGATTTTTTAACAAATATAATAATTGAGTCACCAGAAAAACAATATGAACAAGTCGCCTATTTATTATTATCTTTATGGTCAAAAGAATTTAACCGAAAAATAAGTGATAGGTTATCAAAGATAGATGAAGAAGGTACATACGTTGTTTACCCAAGTTGTGGGGGTGAGATTAATATTAAAGAATTATTTTCAAATAAAAATTACACCTACAATAAAACAAATAATGTATCAACACTTATAGAAAAAGCTGATTTAAGTGATTCTTATATCACAGGTCTAACAACATCATCATTTACTAATATTGGTACGAATGAAAAACGTTATGATAATATAAACAATGATGTGTTAAGTGCTTTAAATTTTGATTACAAAACTTTTTACAGCAACTTACCAAACAATATTTCGATTGATAAACCACCTATTGCCGATTTTCTAGCTATAAAGGGTTTAGCTGGTACACTTAAATATTCACAAAAAGATACGAATCCAAAATCAATAGAAGATAACGACAATTTCTTTTTATCAAAATATCAAGTTGTAACATCAAATCTTGATAGATATGATGATTTATATATTATCGCAAACACAACAAACCCGTCTGGAATTAAAGAATTATATTTTGATAATAGAAATCTTATTAATAATACATCTAAATTATTTTGGTTTGATCAAACAAGAAATATTTTTCCGATAACCAAAGACTATGTTTCACAAAACGGTCAACATTTAGTGGATGGTAAAGTTTATGATAACTATGAGGTGTCACAATACGGTCATGATGGTAACGTAAGACAGTTGTATGATTGGGGTAATCCGTTAAAGGATAAACTTAATATTACCGACTATTCAAAATTTGAAAAAGATAAATCTTTATATTTTAGTGCTAAATGGTTTACTATTGATAATAAAAAAGAAATAGTTACTACAGCTGAAATTGATGCGCTTATTGACATATTTGGTGTTGATAAGTTAGAAGATTTTAGGTCTTTATTTAAAAATTTTACTGATACAGACACAGGGGATTATTTTACCGAAACTTTTAACACGTTTAACTTTCAGTCGTTAATCAAACATACAAATATTTTTGGTTATAAAGATTTACCAGATAGCGTAACATTAGATAGAGCATACACAAAAGAAGAGATATCAGCTTTTTTATGTGGTTATTCTGGTTATTTTATTGAGTTTGCATCTAAAAATGATGTATCTAAAATAATAAACTACGCTTTAACGATCGGTCAAGAAAATAAAGCTAAAATTGTTATTGATGAGTTTATGAACGATAAGATAACGATCAACAACTACTCAACAACAGGACCTTTATATGTAGATAATACCTTAAACAACCCAAAAGGTCTTAGGTTAAACTCTAATATATTTAATCCAATAATAATGTATGCTACTGAAACAAGAACACCTGATAATATTATAGCTAAACTTGACTATAGGTTATTATTTAGAACATTGTTATTCGGAGACCAACCTATTAAATCATATGACGTAAAAACAATACCAGATAATTTTAACACTTTGGTTGATAAATATTTGGGATCTCGTGAATTATATAGCGTTGAACCAACACTGGGAAAAATATTATTACCAGAATTAACAAAGATATTCTTTAGTACATTAAACATTGAAATTACCGAAGGTAATTTAAAATTATTATTAGCGTACTTAAAAAGTTATATATATTATTATATTGGTTCAGAAGAAAAATCAATAATCTCATCCGATGGTTTTGACATAACAGGTTTAAAAATAATTAATAATAGAAACGCAACAATATATCCTTCATCTGATACAGCTAAAGATGAAGAGATTGATTATACTATTGACCCTGATGCTAATAGTACTAACATTGTGATAAATCAGGTTACAAACGGTGTTTTAGAACCAGTTGGTGAAGTAAAATACTTATTTAACACAATTGATGACCTTAAACCAAGGGAAAAACTTAAAGAGTATATCGATTATACTAATAAAAATATTTTAACAAACCAGATAGAAACTTTTAATATAGGTTTAGAGAAGTTTTCAGAACTAGCAAAATCAAAAATTGATACATTACCTACGTTAGAAGATTCTGGGTCAGAAGATGAAAAATGGGATGAAAAATTAAAAAAACAAGATATTGAATTAAGAACAGGTACTTACTATAGGATTAAAACGTTATATGATAGAAGTGTTTCATTTAATAATATAGATTTAAACGATAGTAAATTAATTAGAAAAAGAAGTAAAGATTTAGCTAATATAAATGTAAATGACATATTAGATAATCCGTTATTTTTTAATTTTAATATTGAAACAGATGACACTGACTATGAAAATTGTGTTGATAAAAATATAATCGCGGATAAGACAGATCCAAAAATCAGTGATGGTAGGTTAAAAGATCTTTATGATTATGCCTTTGTTTTGGATAGAGGTAATAATGATTACGGTAGTAGGGTATTGGCGAATATTAACGCACTTAAAAAGGTTATTGCGGATGACATAACAAATGTTACGCAAGTTGATAATACACTAAGATCAAAGTCAATGTGGTCCGTCTTATCAACCTTAGCGAGTGATCACGAATTTTTGTTATTACCTTTAACATCTTATATTAATTTAAACGGTGCTGTTAAGGATGCCACTGACCCTTTTGAATTGGCTCATGATATGTTTGGTGTTTTTAACAACCTTGAAATGTTCAAGTCAAACCCAGCGTTCATATTTCAATTGGGTTCATTAACATCAAACGTTTCCGCTGGTAATAAACAAAAGAGAAACAGTTTATCCGAATTTGATTTGAGTAATACATTTTGTATGGACATAGAAACAAACCAATTGGATTCAGATGGTAATGGTAAACTTTTAGATGAGGGTATACCAAATGATATTTTAAATTCAAACGTTTCTTCATTTATTGTCGATTTTGGAAATAAAAACCAAAACATGTTTCAAAATATTCAACTATCAACAGATGAATTTGCTAACACGGAAGAAAGTATATTTACTCAGGTTAATTTAACATCAGATAGTGGAAATATCGCTCAGTTATCAACAGGTAAATTATTTACCGCAATGGAAAACAGATCTTATTCTTGTACTGTTACAAGTTTAGGTAATGCTAGTATACAACCATTAACATATTTTTACGTTAAAAACGTACCATTATTTTACGGAACTTATTGGATTACGAATGTAAGTCATAAAATAACACCCAATAATATGACAACAACATTTAAAGGTGTTAGACAACCAATAGCAAAGAAACCAACAGCAAACACAACCGTATTACAACAATTATTTAAAAAAGCAGAAGCTGCTGTTGTAGCATCTGGTGGTATTTCAAACGATCAAAGAATTAACGGGGCCACATTTGGACCTGTTTTTGCCGCAAATAACAGAGATAGTCCAGCAGATGCTACTGATAATGGTTTCGGTTTATTTGCACAAGAATCTGTTCAAAAACCAGGTCTTTTTGTTAATTATAGTGGGCAATGGATTGCGGCCGCATATCTTAAATTGATGACAAAAGGTGATAAAAGTAATATGTTATTAATAAAAGCTTTAATCGCTTATTTATATAGCAATGCGTCAACACTTATTAATGAGATTAATGCCACTACCAATAGTGCTAATGGTGTTATTGATCCACCATCGCCAGCGACTGCTGTTAAATATTTTGCTGATATCATTGTTTATGATCTATATAACAAAATAGATACTAATAATATTGATATTAAAAAAAATGGTGCAACATCGGTATCAATATCGAAATTACTTGGTAATTACGATACGAAAAATAGTGATTATGAAGAGATATTATCTGAATTTCAACAAAAAAATGATACTGAGGCGTTAGAATATTTAAAACATGATAAAGCAATAACAGGTGTTAAAACAACGTTAATTACCTCAGATACTGGTGGTGTTGTCGCTAATGATGCGGCTAAAGCAAAAATAAGTTATCCCGATGATATTGAAGGTATACCAGCCACAGATACATCCAACTTTATTGGTGCGGCGTATTGGGTTTCAGGTAAAAAAGAAAATAACTTTATTGAGTTACAAGGTTTTAATAGATATCAGTTAACTAATGAGTTATATAATACAACTAAACCAGGTAACTCAGCAAACCCTTTTATACCTGATTTTGAACTAACAAGTTTTACCCTTGACTCTGGCGTAAGTACGATTGACCTTAACTCAAAATATTTTATTATTGTTAAATTTAGTAATAGTCCTAATGGAAACTATACACCCGAAATAGTTCAACCGAATAATAACCTAACTATTAACCCTAACATTAACCCTAACGCTAATTTAAACCCAGTTACAGCTAATTTAAATAATATTAACACTACTAATACTAGTCTTAGTACTCCATTACCTGGTAATCCTAATTATATAGATCCTTATTTTAATAATAACCCATGGGGTAGTTCTATTTTTAACCCCGTTCCAACGAATTATACCGCTCCTACCCTTAAGTATGGTATACGTGAAAAATTCGTGGTATTAACAACCACTACTACACAATCACTAGAATTTGTTATTGGTCAACAAAATTATGAAAAATATAAAAGTTATGGGCATATCGAGATTGAACTTTATACCCCTTATAAGACATCTGACGGTTACCCAAAACAAGTTATAACAGAGTGGAAGTATAAAAGAATAGGTACTAAAAAATATGATTTTAATCCTACAAATGCGACATCACAAAATACGACTAACATACCTGTTGTACTCGGTTTTGGAGATGTAAATGGTGGGGGGGAATCGAAAACATATTCTACAAATAACGGTAAATTTACTTACGGTAAATCATTTAGTAATAAATATAATAGGGGTGGAAATGATTATCTAGCGAATGTATTAGGTGCTATTAAAAACGGTAATAATTCATACGTTAGTTTTCTTTCTATAAGACTTTGGGACGAGAAAGCTAAATTCCTCAAAGATCGAACTGTTAGAAGTTATATTGACCTTAACGTTTTAGGTAATAATGTAGATAAAAAAGCTTGGACAATAGAAAATAAAAATATTGACCTAAGCAACCTTTATATTCAACAACCACCAGCAGGAAATAACGCAGCAGGAAATAACGCAGCAGGAAATAACAGACGTAGTTCACAAAGACGGACTACGACTAGGACTAAAAATGTATCACAACTAACTGGCCAAGCACTCAACAATGCGATGTATATTAAAAATTACCTAAAAGGTAAAGGTTTTTCAAAAGAAGAAGTTGCTGGTACTTTGGGTAACATGATGACAGAAACAGGGGGTTCATTTGACCCTGAAATAACAAATGGAAGGGATGTTAACCGTCTAATATCTGTAGGTTTAATACAATGGAATAGTATAAATTTTAATAAAACCAACAAACAGGGAGTACTTAATAAAATTGGGTATACTGTACAAGCACAATTAGATTATTTAACTGCTGGTGGTTGGAAAAACAAGACCAATCAATTCCGTGAAGATTTTAAAAAAGAAATCCAAAACCAAAACCCCACATTAAAAATCTCCCAAACTAAGGGTAAAGCAGAAGGGTTATCGGAAGGGGAGTTTAATGCTTATAAAGCTGGATATTTTTTCGCCCAATCTGTTGAAATTTGCAATAATTGTAATCAAGGCTTTGAAAGTTATCATGAGACAATTACTAAAACAGTTGGCACCGATAAATACACCATAAAAGCGTTTGAAAGAAGTGGATATGCAGTTGATTTTTATAAAAGAATGAATGACGTTAACGACCCTTTAAAATGGGAATCCACAGCATCATCAGCACAGCCAACATCATCATCAGCACAGCCAACATCATCATCAGCGCAGTCAACATCACAGGATGTAGTAACAATAGGGGATTCTATTTCAATACTTATTAATAAAATTTATCCAAATATAAAACTTATACCTAATTTAAGCGAGAGTGGTAAACCAGCTAGTTGGTTATTGGGTCAATTAGAAAAAATTAATAACACAATTAGTGCTCCTTTATATGTAATCTTATCTATTGGATCAAATAATCTTTGGAAATTAGATTCAGATGGTGTTGATAAAAAACTAATTGAAAAAATTAAAGAAGTTTTCCCTTCCGCTAATTTATATATACTAAATGGTAGTTATGGTTGGCTTAATCTAACAGGTGGGTCTGATAAAGATTGGGAAGATAAAATAAATAAGTATACCAGTTTTTATGAAGATAAAGGTTTTAATATTATTGGTGATGTGAGTAAACTAACTACCCACCCAAGACAGGATGATAATTTGCTTAAATCCTTTAATAGAAATATGAAAGCGCTTAAGATAATATAGCAATTGATGTTGCTGCAAGCAATTATCATAATTATAATAACTTTAATAAAAACACAGATATTTATAATAAATAAAAGTATATGAATAATTTTAACAGTAAACTGGACCAATTTTTAGGTAAAAAAATTGAAGAAGCACAAATGGGCGAAGAAGTTTGCGATATTAAAACTGGGGTTTGTTATATAAAAACAAAAGACGGTTTAATTGAAAGAACATTAATTGAAAAAAAATTAATGATGGAAGATGGTAGAGAATTACTAAGAGAAGAATCACCAATAAGTCACAGTCGTAAAACATATTTAAGATGAACAAGAATTTAGATAAAATATTATCCGAAGAGGTAAAAAGATTTAATAACATTATGGCTTACCAAGAAAAGTTGGGTGAGGGTCATCACTATAAATTCTATGAAGCTGAGGGAGATGCTCCAGATGAAGAAGTTCCAGCGGATGCTGGTGTGGACACCGCTGTTCCAGACGCTGAATTAGGTGTTGAGGCTCCTGCTACAGATGCTGGTGTAGACACCGCTGTTCCAGATGCTGAAATGGGTGCTGAAGAAGCTCCTGTTGGTGATGTGGCACCAGAAGGTGGTGAAATACCACCAGCTGAAGGTGATACTGAAATTGACGTGACTGATTTGGTTAATACAAGTAAAGAATTATCTGGTAAAACGGACAGCATTATTCAAAAAATCGCTGATTCTAGTTCTAAAATTGAAGCTATCATTAATAAAATTAATGGCGTTGAACAAGGTTTACAAAAAATGGACTCAGTCATTCAACAAATGAATGCTTTGACAAAACAAGTTGAGTTAATGAGACCACCAACTGAAGAAGAAAGAAGAAAAGCTTTAGCTAAAGATTCATATCCTTTTAGTGTCACACAAGACGAGTATATGAGTGGAAATGCACCAAAAACACAAACTGATCTTGAAAGTAGACCAGATAAATTAACTATGATGGACAGTCTTATGAATGATTATAATGAGGTTGACATTAAAAATAGTTTTTACAATGCAAATAATAAAGAAAAACCAGTAAGTAATTATTAATAATGAGACATATACAACAAGAATTTATTACACAAAAATTAACAGTTGGTGACCCAGCAATTGGTTTTGTAAATACAGATGAACATACAATAGAATATTACGGTTTTATAACATTGGGTAATACGAATGATACAGTAGTTGCTACTATTAATGGTATTAGCGGTATAACGCTTTCAATGATGGGTATGATTGAAATGCCGTTACAATCTTTAGTAGTTACAGCGGTAAACGCTAGTTTGAACGAAACAACTTCTGTTTATAGAGGTTTATTAGTGTTTGGTGTTAAGAAATACAAATCAATTTTTTAAATTTTTAAAAATATTTTACCAGAAACTTGTTTTTTGTAGTTTTTGTTCTTACTTTTGTAGCATAAAATTTATATTATTATGATTGACTACAAGAAAATCGATTGGTCCAAGGCCGCAACAGACACACTGGCCGACTACGAAAAAGCAAAGTCGAAAACAACACAGACTACCCAATCTAGTTCTGTCGACTTAACAAAGTATTTCACGATCGCACTTGATGAAGGTGCGCAAAGCGGTGAAAAATCAGTTAGGATTCTTCCTAACCAAGACGATCCAACTAAATGGTACAAAGTTGGTTATTTCCACAACCTAAAAATAGGTAAAAGATGGACAAAACTTTATGATCCATCACAAGATGGCGATGATTCTCCTTTGAATGAGATGTACAAATTCTTAATGAAGAGTGCAGACAAAGAAGACAAGAAATTGGCTATCAATTACAAATCACGCCAGTTCTTTATTGTTCGTGTTATCGAACGTGGTAAAGAGCATGAAGGTGTTAAATTCTGGAGATTTCCAGCAGTACAAGATGGTTCAGGTATTATGGACAAAATTGCACCACTTGTTAAAAAATACGGTGCGTTTTGGAACCCGTTTGAAGGCTTTGATATTACAATCTCTATGCTTAGAGATAAATCAAAAGACAGTAAAGTTGGTTTCACTAAAGTTTCATCTGTCATTCCTGATAGAGAATCTAAATTGTCTGATGATGAAAACCAATCAGTTGAGTGGTTGAGTGATCCAATGGCATGGACTGATGTTTTCAAGAAAAAATCTATTGAATATTTAAACATTGTTGCTGAAGGTAGCGAACCAATTTGGGATGCTGAGCAAAAATGCTTTATCGCTAAAGTTGAAGATGGAGTAAGTACATACACTGGAGCTTCCGCACCAACACCTAAAGCTAAGTACGAGACACCAGCACCAGTTGCTATGTCTGAAGAAGATACTGATGTAGATGGTGTTGTAGAAGAAAGCGCACCAGCTGGTCAGTTAAAGATTGACGATTTACCATTCTAAAAATAACATATTAAGCATGGATGTAAGTATGGATATGATGTCTATACAAGTGTCCATGCTTTTTTTTAAACATTAAATATTATATGGCAGTAAAGAAAAAAGAATTTTCTTTTGATGATCTCAAAAAGAAGATGAGTACAACAACTAAATACAAATCAGATTTATTTCTGAGTTGTGGTGAAGCCTTTTTAGAGGCATCTGGGGTTCCAGGTCCATGTATGGGTCACATTAATATGTTACTTGGTCACACCAACACAGGTAAGACAAGTGCGTTAATTGCGGCATCAGTTGATGCGCAAAAAAAGGGTATCTTACCAGTTTATTTGGTAACAGAGAAAAAATGGAGTTTTGAACATTGCCAACTTATGGGTTTAGAGTGTTCAAGAAATGAAGAAACTGGTGAGTGGGATGGATTCTTCCTATACCGTGATGATTTTAATTACATTGAACAAGTTACTGATTACATCAATGAAGTTTTAGATATGCAAGCTAAAGGTGATTTACCTTATGATGTTTGTTTCTTCTGGGATTCAGTTGGTTCGGTGCCATGTAAAATGACATGGGAAGGTAAAGGTGGTAAACAACATACCGCAGGTGCGTTGGCTGAAAAGATTAACATGGGTATTAACCAAAGAATCAATAACAGCCGTAAAGAAACATCACCATATTTAAATGGTCTTGTTGTGTGTAACTTACCATGGGTAAGACTTCCAGATTCTCCAATGGGTCAACCTAAGATGAAACCAAAAGGTGGTGAGGCTATCTATCAAGCGGCTACATTAGTGTTCCGTTTTGGTAATGAAGCTGACGGTGGTATAAACAAAATTGATGCAACAAGCAAAGGTAGAAAAATCAATTTTGCGACAAGAACCAAAGTTACTGTGGATAAAAACCATATCAACGGTCTTGGTTACGCTGACTCAAAAATTATTGTTACACCACACGGATTCATTACTGATGATAAACGTGACAATAAAGCGGCATTAGACTTGTACAAAAAACAAACTTTCGAGTACTGGGCTAGTAAAATAGATGATGCTAACTTCGAGTTAGAGGAATATGAGGTTAACCAAAAAATCTCTTATTCCGATGAAGATTAATAAACCAATAAGACATAATAAAGTTAATACAACTATTAACTCATTACTTATAGATGGTGAATATCTTTTAAAACAAGGGTTTCATGGTACCAAGCAGCTACAAGGTAAAGAAGGTAGCGTTGGTACCATATTCCATTTTATTAACACCATTAAGAGGTTCTATCAAGATTACGCAGTCACAAAGGTTGTTGTATTTTGGGAAGGTAAAGGGTCTAAAGATTATAGACAAGGTTACTATCCATACTACAAACAAAACCGTGACAACAAAGTAACGATTGATGAAAAACACGATTTGGATCGACAAAGAATCCGAATCAAACAATACCTAGAGGAATTATCAATTAGACAGGTTGAAATTGATGGATGTGAGGCCGATGATGGTATAGCATACTATTCAATGAACTCGGTTAATGAGAGTAAGATTGTTTATACAAATGATCGTGACTTATTACAATTATTGGATGAAAATACGAAAGTATGTTTGACAATAAAGGGTGCTAAGGTTATGATTAATATGGATAATTTTGACAGCTATTTTGATTACCACTATTCAAATGTTGGTATTATTAAAATGATTGCTGGTGATACAAGCGACAACATATCTGGTTTACAAAATATTGGTGAACAAAAAGTGTTAAAATATTTCCCAGAAATAAAAAAACAAACCGTTAACCAGGATTGGGTTATCGATAGAACGAAAGAGTTATTGATTGAAAAACCGAATGATAAAACGTTGAATACTATCATTAACGGTGAAACCAAATGGGGTACATACGGAACGGATTATTTTTCAGTAATGAATAAAATAATTAATCTCAAAGAACCACATGTTACTGACGAATTAAAGGAAGCTATTAGTGAGATGGTTAATGAAACTTTGTCACCTGAAGGACGTGGTGGTATCAAAAAAATCATGGAAATGATGAAAGAAGATGAATTGTTAAATTTTTTACCAAGAAATGATGATAGTTTTTTTACCTTTTGGTCTTCATTTATAACAATAATAAAGAAGGAAGAAAGTTTATACCATAAAAAAAAGATGTTATAAAACACAAAAAAATGATCAAAAAAAAGGTTCATAATTTGGTTTTACGATCAACTTTTATTACTATTATATAAAATATAAAAAATGTATACAACACAAAAAACAAATAACATGGAAGAAAAAAGAGAGCAACGTAAATTTGAGTTTACGCTTTATCTAAACGACAACATTATCGTACAAAGATTCTTTAACATTATCGGTTTTAATAACAAAGCGATAAACTCAATGAACTTTAAACATGCGATGGATGAAAACGTTTCGTTGATTAAAAGTATTTTAAAAGACAAAGCATCAGACTTTATGACTGAACACCACAGGCATTTCTTTGAAATACCAAATTATGAACAAAATGGTTCTAAAGACGCGATGAAAATTGTGATTAAACATGATGGTAATGTAATTTCTTACAGAGAATGGGATGCAACCATTTACCCTGTTAAAATTAGATACACAGTTGATATTCGTCAGCACATCTATGAATTGATTACACGTGTTCAAAAATGTTTATGCACACCAACAAGAGAGTTAGAGACAGAATACCTTGGATATAGTTTACGAACACAATAAAATTAAAAATTAAATGGCTAAAATAATAAGCAGCTTTGAAGATTTAGGTAAAGATTTTCAATTACAATTAATAAATGAAATAGTTACAGACCACAAATTTGGTGAATCAATAATAGATATTATTGAACCAAAATATTTTCCATCCGAGGCCTTCCAAAAGATTGCTCACATAATTAAGAACTACCATAAAGAACACGATGTGTTATTAAATTTTCCATCGTTAAGACTTGAGGTTAAAAATGAAATTGGGCCAGAGTTTGAAGCTTTTAGAACGCAATTAGATGATACTATCAACGATATAGAAAATTGTAAAGTTGGTAACCTAAACACACAGAATAACGCTAAAAAATTCTGTAAATTACAATCAATACGTAGTGCTGTAAATGAGATAAAAACGAAATTAGATCGTGGTGTTATTTCAGACTACGATGAAATCGAAAAAAAGATTAAAGATGCTATCACTTTTAAAGAAGAACAGGATCCCATCTTATTATTCGATAACATAGACAAAGTCTTATCAGAAGACTATAGAGACCCAATGCCAACAGGTATTCAGGGTATCGATGACTGCACAAAAGGTGGGTTATCAAAAGGTGAGGTTGGTTTAGTTATTGCACCACTTGGTGTTGGTAAAACAACTTTCTTAACAAAAGTTGCTAGTAGCGCATTCCTTAGTGGAAGAACTGTATTACAAATATTTTTTGAGGATAAAGAAGAAGCTGTACAGAGAAAACATTTTTCAGCTTTAACAAAAATACCGCTTTCTGAGTTATCAGAAAATAAAGCTTTGATTCAAACAAAAATCAAAGCTATTAAAGAGGAATACAAAAACAATTTGTATTTACAGAAATTACCAGCCGATGGTGTTACGATAAATAAAATCAAAAACATCATTAAAAAAATCAATTCTAAAGGTACTAAAGTTGATATGCTTGTTTTAGACTACATTGACTGTCTTTCCATGGAGAAAGAAACTTCAAATTCAGAGGAGTGGTCAAATGAAGGTAAAATCATGCGTGCGTTTGAAAGTATGGTAGATGAGATGAATGTTGCTGGTTGGACCGCAACCCAAGGTAATAGAAGTTCAACAAGTGTTGAGGTGGTTAAGACTGAAAATATGGGTGGTAACCTTAAAAAAGCGCAGATTGCTCACTTTATTATGAGTATTGGTAAAACTCTTGAACAAAAAGATCATAAGGTTGCAACAATATCAATCCTTAAAAACCGTATGGGTGATGATGGTATGATATTTAAAGATTGTTTATTTGACAATTCAAGGATTTTAATCGATACAAATGATATGTTAACGGAAAAAGGTTTTGAGACTCAAAAACAACAGCAAAGTGTTGAGGTTAGAAGGAAATACTTAGAGGGGTTAAAAAAAGATAAAGAAGAAACAACAGAAATTAGTGAAGGTTTAGGATAATAAACGTATCTTTACCCATATTTATTTAAACAATAAAAATTATGCAAGAAAAAATTTTACAGGAAAATCCAAATAGATTTGTTATTTTCCCTATTGAACACAACGACATTTGGGAGTTCTACAAACAACATCAGGCTGCGTTTTGGACAGCTGAAGAAGTCGATTTATCTAACGATACCAGGGATTGGCAAAACTTAACGGATAATGAAAGGTATTTTATTAAAAACATTTTATCATTCTTTGCTTCATCGGATGGTATTGTTAATGAAAACCTTGCTGAGAATTTTTTAAAAGAAGTGCAATACCCAGAGGCTAAGTTCTTTTATGGGATTCAGATTGCCATGGAAAATATCCACAGCCTTATGTATTCTTTGTTGATTGATACTTACATATCAAATGCACAAGAAAAACTAGAAAGTTTCAGGGCATTGGAACATTTACCAGCGGTACAGAAAAAAGCTAATTGGGCTTTGAACTGGATTGAAAACGCTTCTTTTCAAGAAAGATTGGTTGCGTTTGCGGCTGTAGAAGGTATTTTCTTCTCAGGATCTTTCTGCTCAATTTTTTGGTTAAAATCAAGAGGTTTGATGCAGGGTTTATGCAACGCAAATACACTTATTTTTAAAGACGAAAATTTACATTGTGATTTTGCGATTAACTTAATTAACAACCACATTGAGAATAAACCATCAGAAAGTAGAATCAGAGAGATTTTATTATCTGCTTTGGAAATCGAAAAAGAATTTATCACAGAGTCATTACCAGTGTCACTTATTGGTATGAACTCAAACTTAATGAAACAATATTTAGAGTTTGTTACAGATGGTTTGTTGGTTAAATTTGGGTGCAAAAAAGAGTTCAACGTTGAACAACCTTTTAAATTCATGGAACAAATTGCTGTTGAAACAAAAGGTAACTTCTTTGAGTCAAGAACAGTAGAGTATCAGAAAGCTAAATTGAATGAGAAGCTTAGTTTTACTGATAATTTTTAAATTAAATTAAACAAATAAAAAAAAATAAAATGATCATACAAAAACGTGATGATGAACAAGCTGCGTTTAATCCGTCAAAAATTTTGACGAGAATTAAAAAAGCGGCTAAAGGATTAAAAGTTAGTTCAGACGAAATTTTTATAAAAGGGATTACCTCATTACCAAATGAAGGGGTTGTAACAACAAAAGAGATTGATAAGTTGTTGGCTGAAATAGCGGCATCATATACTGGTAGTCATTACGATTACAGTAAATTGGCTGCAAATATCGCCATATCATCTTATCATAAAGAAACAAACCCAAGCTTCACCGAAACAATGAAATTGTTAGCTGAGGATAGCATCATCAATGATGAATTAATAAAAATGATCGAAGATTATGGTGCTGATAATGTGGATGCGGTTATCAATCACGAAAAAGATTTTCAATTTGATTACTTTGCTTGGAGATCTTTACACGAGATGTATTTAACAAAAACATCATTGGGTAAACAAATTGAAAGACCACAACACATGTATATGCGTGTAGCTTTATGGGTGACTAAATCATTTGAAGAAGCGGTTGAGTACTATGAAGCGTTATCTAATCAATTCATTTCTCCAGCAACACCGATCATGATTAATTCTGGTACCAAAATTCCTCAATTAGCGTCATGTGTATTACATTACAATAATGATGACTCAAGAAACGGTCTTTTAGACAGTTTAAGAGATATTTCAGTTTATTCTGCTGATGCAGCTGGTATTGGATTATGTATGTCAAATATCCGTAGTAAAGAAAGTAGGATTAAAACATCTGGTGGTTTTGCTGGTGGGTTATTAAAATACCTTAAAATTGTAAATGAATCACTTCGTTTCTTTAATCAACAAGGTCGTAGACCAGGAAGTGCTGCGATTTATGTTGAACCATGGCACAAAGATATTTTTGATCTTCTTGAGATTAAAAAGAATACAGGTGCTGAAGAATTAAGAGCAAGAGATTTATTCACAGCGTTATGGATTCCAGATAATTTCATGAGAGCGGTTGAAGACGATACTGATTGGTATTTATTCTGCCCGAATGACATCGTTAAGAATGGTTTAAAACCACTTCAGGAGTGTTTTGGGGATGAGTATGAGGCTAACTACAATAAGGCCGTAGAAATGGGTTTAGGTAAAAAAGTAAAGGCTCAAGAAATATGGATTAAAGTTATTGAAGCACAAGTTGAAACTGGTGTACCATACCTTTGTTCAAAAGACAACGCTAATAAAAAAACTAACCACCAAAACATTGGGGTTATCAAACAGTCAAATCTTTGCAACGAAATTTATCAGTTTACAGATGAAAAGACAACAGCTATCTGCACACTATCATCTGTGGTGGTTAAAAACTATGTTAAGAATAAAACATTTGATTTTGAACATTTATGTCGTGAGGTTAGAAAAATTGTTAGAGCACTTAATAAAGTTGTTGATATCAACTCCTATTCAACTGAAAAGGGTAAAAAAGGTGGTTTGGAACAAAGAGCAATCGCTATTGGGGTTCAAGGACTTGCCGATGTATTCTTTTTGATGGACTATGTGTTTACATCTGAAGAGGCTAAAAAACTTAATAAAAGAATATTTGAAACAATTTACTTTGCAGCTATAACCGAAAGTAATGAATTGTGTAAAACTGGTGAGTACAAACCTTACAAACATTTCAAAGGATCTCCAATGTCAAAAGGTATATTCCAATTTGATATGTGGGGTGTTGACCAAAGTGAATTAATGTGGGATTGGGAATCTTTAAAAGGTTCGGTAAAAGAACACGGTATTTGTAATAGTTTGTTTACGGCACAAATGCCAGTTGCTTCATCAGCTAAAATTACAGGTTCGTATGAGATGACTGAGGTTATTTCTTCTAACCTATTCAATAGAAGAGTTGTTGGTGGTGAGTTCTTAATCGCTAATAGATACTTGATTGAAGATTTTGAAGATTTAGGTATTTGGTCAGAAGCTTTTAAAAATGAAATCATCATGAACGAAGGTTCTATTCAAAATATTAATTTTAATAAGTTTTTGGATACAACTGATAAACATTACGAGAAAAAAATTAAGAGAATTGAACATTTAATCCAAAAATATAGAATAATTTGGGAAGTTTCACAGAAAGAGTTAATTGATATGGCCGCAGATAGAGCACCTTTTATTGATCAATCACAATCTATGAATGTTTATTTCCAGGCACCAACAGTTCAGAAACTATCATCTAGTCACTTCTGGGCTTGGAAACGAGGTCTTAAATCACTTTGTTACTATGTTAGAACAAAAGCTATCTCAACAGGGGCAAAACACTTAGCAATTAGCGTACCAAATGCCGAAGTACCAACTGCTGTTACACCTAAACCAGAACCGATACAAGTTCTTGAAGCGGTTAAACCAGAAAATAGTCAATTTGATTGTTTTGGATGTAGTTCATAATTAATATATCGATATTATTGGAATCCCGTCACATTGGCGGGATTTTTTTTATTTACAAAAAATAAATTATTACGATATTTATAAATAAAGAATATGGCAATTAAAAAACAAACCTTTGGTATTGATTTTCCTTTCACTGAATCAAATAGTGGGGATTATGTTGGTTTGACCAGTATACCAGAAGCTGAGGTAAAATCTATGCTAATACACCTTCTTTTAACAAGAAGAGGTTCCAGATATTATTTACCAGATTTTGGTACAAATTTATATCAGTATATATTCGAACCACTTGATGAAACAACTCTTGGTAAGATTGAAAATGAAATTCAAGATGCTGTTGAAAAATACATACCGAATTTAAAATTAAATGCTATTAATATCACAAAAGTTGGGGATGAAACCGAATTTTTAAATAACACTGAAAAAGAACATCAAATTAGAATAAATTTAGATTACACAATAAGCTCTAAAACATTTTCAACGAGCGATAAATTATCAATAACAGTATAAAATGGCAAATAGACAAATAAATTATAGTAAAAGAGATTTCGCTGCATTAAAAACGGAGCAAATAAACTATATTAAACAATATTATCCTGAAGTTGTACAAAGCTTTAATGACGCATCAATATTATCGGTATTTTTAGATTTAAATGCCGCTATCGCTGATAACTTAAACTTTCAAATCGATAGGGCTTTACAAGAGACCGTTTTAGACTATGCACAGGAAAAACAATCATTATATAACATAGCTAAGACTTATGGTCTTAAATTACCTACAAAATCGTCTGCCGTAGCTGTTGTGGAGTTTACGGTTCAAGTACCTGCTTATGGTGATCAAGAAGATATTAGATACCTACCTATTATTAAATCTGGTACACAAGTATCAAACGGTGAAAATACATACGAATTATTATATGATGTTGATTTTGCTTCAGCAACAAATATTTCAGGTAATGTTGATAGAACAAAAATACCTATTTTTATTAATAACAATATTAGTGCTTATTTATTAACAAAAACTGGTATTATTATAGCTGGTACAACAAAAGTTTATAACCAAACATTTGTTAACTCAATACCTTTTTATAAAATAGTTTTACCCGAAAACAACGTTTTATCTGTTGAATCAATAATTCATAAAGCTGGTACAACATTTACTATAACACCAACTGATAGTGAGTTTATTAACAGTCCAAATAGATGGTATGAGGTACCTTCATTGGCTGAAGACAGTGTTTTTGTTGAGGATACAAATTCTCCTAGGGTAAATGGTATCGCTAAAGGAATCTACCAAAAAATTGATAAAAGATATATCACTGAATTTACACCAAAAGGTTTTTGTACAGTAACGTTTGGTGCTCAAACAGACTCATCTTTTGATATTTTAGATGATTTCTTAGATGGTGGTACGTTTAACCTTAAAAGTTTCTTAAGAAATGGTAGTTTAGGTTTGGCACCAATAGCAAATACAACAGTATTTGTTAAATATAGGATTGGTGGTGGTGTTGGTACAAACGCTGGTCCTGGTACGATAACAACTATTAATAGACTAACCGCAAATATAAATGGCCCTGATGCGGCGGTTAATTCAACGGTACAAGCATCGATATCAGTTACAAACAGAACACCAGCTGTTGGTGGATCTGATGAACCAACTATTGAGGAATTAAGAAATTATATTGGTTATAATTTTGCTGCTCAAAATAGAGCTGTAACATTAAATGATTATAAAGTTTTACTATTAAGTATGCCGAGTAAATTTGGTACACCAGCAAAAACAAGTATAACACAAAAACAAAATAAAATTGAGATAGGTGTTTTATCATATGACGCTAATGGTGATATATCAAATACAGTTACATCTTTATTGATGGAAAATATAGCAGCGTATTTATCAAAATTTAGAATGATAAATGATTATGTTATTGTTAAACCAGCTGAAATAATTGATTTAGGTTTTGAAATCGGTGTATTGGTTGAAAACGGTCAACAAATAGCGTCAGTATCAAACATAACAACAATTGTTAAGAACGAATTTTTGGATGAGAAAAAACAATTAGGTAAGAGTTATAGTGTTGGTGAGATGATCAAAAAAATAACACAAGTTGATGGTGTTTTAAATGTAAACTATGTTAAAGCGTTTAATAAAACAGGTGTTGGTTATTCAACCAATACAACAAGCCAATCTTTAATTGACACTGCAACTGGTGAAATGGATATAACAAATAATTATATCGTTGTTGATGAGTATCAAATGTTAAATATTAGAAACAGTGATGTTGATATAAAAGTGATACCAGTTATCGCAACAGGAATTAGTTAATTATGGAAAAAAACATTAGAATAGTTTTAAATGATAACCAAACAAATGAAAGGATACAATTAAACTTAGAAGACGATTTTGATAATCTAGAAATTTTAAGTTTAAAAATATCCAGTACAGATGCTTATAGAAAATCTTCATCTGATTTTGGGGTTATTGTTGGTAGGGTTCAGACAACAAATGGGTATGGTTTACAAAACGCTAGGGTATCGATATTTGTACCTATAACAGGTGATGACAAACTTAGACCAGAGATAACTGAACTATACCCATTTGAAACGGTTAATGATCAATTTCCTAATGGAGTTAGATATAACTTATTACCTAGAAATAGGAATCAAAACCCAAGTCATAGAGCTGTAGGTAATTTACCAAACACAAACGATTTTGTTCATTATCCACAATATGTTGAGATAATGGAGAAGTATTATAAGTATACCGCAGTAACAAATGATTCTGGTGATTATATGATATTTGGTGTACCTGTTGGTTCACATAGCATAATGATGGATTTCGATCTTTTTGACACAAAAAGTTTTGAATTATCCGCTAATGATTTAATTGAAACAACAACACAATATACGAGTATACAAGCCATAGCCACATCAACAGGTACAGCTAATTCCTCAGATATCAATCAAATACCGAATTACATTTATCAATCGGATGGCACTTTTAATGTTGAGGTAAAAACAAACATTAATGAGATGCCTAATATATTTAATGAGGTAAAACAAATTAATGTTTCACCTTTCTGGGGTGATGATGTTGAACATGATATTGGTATCACAAGATGTGATTTCAAAGTTAATTATAATTACACACCAACAGCAATATTTTTTGGTTGGGTTGCAAGCCCAAGTGCTGGTTATCATATAAAAAGTGATTACAGTTTTTCTCTTTTTGATGAAAAACCGTTGGAAGTTTTTGGTTTTGATAAATCATTAAATCGTGATACATGTGAGGTTTGGCCACTTGATAATATGGTTGTTGTTGTTTATAGGTTAGATGATAAACTAACACCAGGTAGTAGGGTTAGAGTCGGGGCTTTTAAAGCAGAACCTCATACAGGTATATTTAGGATTTCATTACCCATGTATATGGACTATTATAAGTTAACTCAATTTGGTGATATGGTACCAACTGACGACACCAAAAATAGTATACCAACGAAAGGCTATTACGCTTTTGAGTTATATGAAAACGGAGAAGCTTTTCAAACTAGAATACCGTGGGGTGGATACGCTTTAACACCAACACCAGGTATAAGAATACCAGCGTCAGTAAATGGCGAACCATTGACAGGTGGATGGGAAGGTACCACAAACGGTTTGTTTGAATATGATTTAATTAATAAAAAACGAAAATTTTATACATTAAAAACAAAGTATACTAAACATAGAGTTGATAATGTTGCACTCCCTGGTAGCGAATTAACATATTTTCCGTCAATAAACCCTAATAAGGATATTGAGTGGAATTTTCCTGTTAGTAGGGAAGATGCTATCTATATTGAAAATGTTGAGATAATTGGTTCAGCTTTAATACCAAGATATTCTATTGATGTTAATCCTGATTTTTTTGATTATAATAAAACTGATTACACAAACGAAAATTATGATAAAGATTACGACCCATATATGATTTATCCTGTAAATATACTAAATTATATATATATACCACCTGAAAATTCTTACGGTGAACCAGTTAAAACTTATGAATACCATACTGGTATCGGTTCTGGTTTATTTGGTTTAAATCAAGGTAAAGTGTTTAGTCAAATATTTAGAGGTAATGACTTTTTAGATTATAATACTGGTGAAAATTTTTATGGGGATAGCAGAACCTATAATTTTGGTGATAATTCAGACGGTCCTTTAAATTTAAGTTTATTTGCTGTTGAATTAGCTAAGAGTAATGAAGCAACAACAAATGATTCTGGTGTACACAGGAGATTCACACAGGCGTATAGTCCTACTATGACATTCGGTCCATTTATATCCTCATCGAGAGGTTTTACTACCCTTGGATTACCTGGGGTTACATTTAATAGTAATAAATATTCTGTTCTAGAAACATCAATATATGATATTACTGACGAATTAAAAGAATTAATAGATGATAAGGTTTATACTTCATACGGTTTTTATACTGGTAATGCGGCACCAACATCATTCGATCCAGACATTTCAAATAGATACAAAGGTAATTACTATTATTTTGGTTATTGGGATGGTTCAAATGTATTAAAATCAATAGAAAAAAATTATTTTACAAACAATGGGTGATATCGTTGAAGTATTAGGGTCAAAAAAGTTTAATGGTGCTACCAATGAAACGTTAAAATCTAGGATCATACTAGAACAACCTGCTATGGTTAGAAATGAATATAATTTATTTACTAATATATCACAGGATGATCAGTTTGTTAAGGAGAAAAATGAAAACCTAAAATATAAAATTTATGGTACAATATCACCTATCGTATCAAAAGAAGTACACTATAGAGACGTAAAAATAAATGTTAATAAAAATATTTTAGATTTTAATAAAAATAATTGGTCTGTTGTTTTAGCAATACCAGTTAAATTTAATGCAGCTAAAGGTAAAAAAGAGTATGCGATAAAATATACATCAGACAACGTAAGTAAGATATTTAATATCGATTTTTCAAAAGGTTTACCAGCTAGTGTAATGTACCCAAACCTTAAAATGTCTGATAAAAGATTTTCTTTTTTATTACATTTTGAACACAATTTTTTAATCGGTGATACGGTTTATGTAAGAAGTGAAGATACTCTTAAATTGGCGAGCGGTGCTTATAATATTGTGAATGTTGATGGTAATAAAATCACAATAGATGCTCCAATATCAACTCTTAGTTTTAACAAAGATGTGGTATCAGAAAAACAATTATTACCTGATAATAATACCACAGCGGTTCGAATGGGTGTTACAACAACACCACCTCAAAATTCGTATACTGGTGTTATAAGAAATGTTCAAACAAAAGATAATACAACTATTTTAAATGCGTTAAAAAACCCAAGACCAGCACCATATAATTTAATAGAACCAAAATTCTTTATTTCAAAAGTTGTTGATAATGAGGTTTTAGAGTATTACGTTAAACAACTAAAAATCGTTAAAATAGTTGATGAACTTGATCAATGTGGTTTTGCTAATAATCTTTTTAATAGTGAATTAATAAATTATTATTTCACTGATGATTTAGATGTTAATAGTTTATATGATAATAAAAATGAACCAATAACCGAATGTTATCTTGGTATCATAAAAAATGGGCCAACAAAAACAAATGTGTTTGAAGCTGTTGAATCTAATTTTAATTATTTAATTGATTATACAAATACTGGTGAGGGTATAAAAACCGTGGCTGAAAAATCAACATCTGACGTTTCTGATAAACCAGATTTAAATAATATTTTAGATTATGGTATTTGTGAATATTCTTCCGAATTATTAACCGAAACGTTAATATCACCAGTAATGCATAATTTTTTCCATAATGATGTTATATTTAAGTACAAACCATTCTATGAGATAAAGTTAAGGTTAAAATCAACATATGTAGAGGATTCTGTATCAAATAGATTTATACCAACGTATGCTGTCTATAGTAGAAAAAACGATAAATTTATTTGGAGAGATATACTAGATATAGGTTTTTCTGATGATGAAGGTAATTTAATAGATTTACCTTTTTTAAACGGTAGTAGGTATCTCTATCAAAGATTAAATTTTCATGTTTTAAGTGAAAAAAATAAAACTAAAAAATACGCTTTAAATGTTAATGATATAACAAACATTGATTCGGTTAATATTACCGTTGATTATATAAGAAATGTTACTGACGATTTATTTGGTGATAATAATAACGATACTAATAACGATTCATTCCAAACCTATACCGATAAGAAATGTTAAAAAAAACTTTTAAAACAAACACATCGTTAATAACAAATCTATTTGTTTCCTCGGAAGATAACGCTTCCGACACTGATTTTGTGTTTCAAAATATATTAGATGTTGAATCGTTAGCTAATATTAATGGTGTTATCGATTTTGAATCAATTGAGTATAAGCACGTTAATGATAGTGTTGAATTTGATATATTTTTTTTACAATATCTATTAAAAGATGAAATAGACCAAATGAAAAATTATGTTGAATCATCTTTTAATGATTACAGCGATAAAGTTCTTTCGATAAAAACGAGTGTTAAAAGTGAGTTATTTGAGATAAGGGATGACAATGATTTAAGAGCACCACAGTTTGACGGAACACTTGAATTAACTAGAAATGAGATAAAAGATAATAAACCATATGTTGTTGTTGACCCGTTTGTTGAAATAAGAAAAAATTATCCATCAAAACCAGGTTACCCACATTTTTATAATACATTTGCTTTCCCTTTTTGGGAAAAAAAAGATGCTTGGGTTGATTTAAAATATGGTTTTAATAACAAAACATATACATATAACTCTTTTTTGATGATTGAGATATATGATACCTATGAGGTTGAAAAACAAAAAAAGATAACAACAATACCAATATATGTTTCGGACAGATATCTTTTTAAGGAAAAGAGAGAAACAAAAACATATAATGTTAACGATGGGCTTGGTAATCTAGTAGAATCTGTAATAGAGGGTATAACACAAAAAAGACCAGTTTTTAATTTATCAGAAGGTATTGATGGGTATTCTTTTTTCTTTTTAAAGAAATATATTAAATCTGATTTTTACGTTAAATTTTATTTTTGGGATGCCTTAAACGGTAAAAAAATACAATTCATCCCATCAGGAAAAAGTAATAATAGAAAGAAATGGTTACAAGACGTTGAAGTTTTTAATCAAAAAGATTTATATTTAAAATATGAATTAGATTATACAAATAAAAAATATAAGATTTTTGATTTAAATAACACAACAGGTGATTTTGATATAGAAGTTGATAAAATTGATTTATATGAATTTGCTTATGATGATTACTGGTCAAAGTTTTTTGTTGCCAATACACAACCAACAAATGTAAAACCAACACAAATTGTTCCAGTATATACAGACATACTACCTTTTAAAAACAAAATTACTGGTAAGTATTCTTTAACGGATACAAAATATCTCACAGTAAAAGATGGTATTAGAGGTGAACAGGAAGTTATTGATGTATCCATAGGTACAAAATTTGAATATGTTTATGGTCCTATTGGTACCGCTTTTAATAATAATTCTACTGCTAATAATGATTATGGGTTTACCCTAGTTGAGGTACCTGATGTTAAGGGTAATTATTACGGTTATTTTCTTACCTTAGCAAATAATATTGATACGAAAACAATAGGTTTATTAAACATAAGAGATGTAAAATCTGGTATTGTAAATATAAAAGGGTCTAAAAAAAGAATAGAATCGATTTTATTAAAAAATATAAACAAAGATAATAAAGGGTTTTTAATTGAAAGTCTTTCACTAGAAAATGTTAAATTTACATCAAACGAACAAAGTGTCGATTTATCAAACACAAGTACTTTATCATACGCAGTTCAAAATTATCCAATAGGAACCACTACATATACAGAAACACATGTTTTACCAAAAATAAATAATAAAAAAACTTTTAGTGATCTTGATACATTGTTTGGTGAAGCTTTTGAGCAGTATAAACTAAAGGTTGAAGGTAAATCACATAATATTAATCAAGATATTTACGATAACTTAAGCCAAAGAATTTTTGCTAACATGAGTGCTTTGGGTGAACAGATTAACCTACCTATAAATATCCCTAGCCCAGGTGATGCGTATACTCCGCAAAATCTTACGCAAAAATTAGTAACCGAACCTTTATTTAAAGAACAAACATTTACTTTAATAGCCAGTACTATATCAAATAAAATGTTATATGATCAAGAAATTTTAATATCACTTGACCTGGTTTTTGGTAAATTAGGTTTATTTTATGCTGGTATTATTAAAGAGATGAATATTAATGGGACGTTAGTTATTAATTACATTGAATCAGATAATACTACCGCAACAACACAAAAATTAAGTATTCCAATTAATATTGATATAAAATAATGACAACAATTTTAATAAACGGTGAAGATAGGGTTATTAACCTGTACCTTGAATCAAAAATCGATCCAAACGGATCTTTTGTTTTACCATACCATTATGAATCAAGCGATAAAATTGCACAAATTGAAGCTACATTAGCTGATAATGAGTTATTTATAACAGGTAAACCGACTCAAAAATATATAACAAATACTGTTAACGTATCAACTATCGAAGAAGTTAAAGCACATTTTTTACCATCTCCAGATAAATATTTTATCCAAGGTGTGACTGATAGTAAATTTTCGTTATTAGACCTTAGTTATCCTAAAAATGTGGCTTTAAAACAAAATAGGGTAGAAAATAGGGTAGAAAATAGGGGTAATATCCGAGAAGCGAGGTTTTTTGATAACACAACGTCTTTTGATGACGTAAAATTTTTTGACGGTAATGGACCCATAGAAACCCCACCACCAAAAAATATTAGAGTTGGTAAAAAGGTGGAAATAAGCGGTACTGATGTTGTTGGTATGATTTTATTGGAATCTGATGCTAGAATTGAATATGTTTTATATTTAGATACACCAAATCCTATATTATATGTTGATAATGCTAATGGAAGTACTATATTTAAATATATGAGAAATGATTTGGATGAAGTCATTAGACCAGGGTTAAATTATTATTCTAACATGGTTGACGAACCAAAAGTTTTATCTGAAGTATTTATAGAAAGAGGAACAAATAATGCGTTTGAACCGATGAGAAAACTAAAAAATGTTAAAGATTTAAATGAATTGGTAAAAACAGGATTTGGGTACTACAAAATAAACACAAGAGGATATAATTTTAAAGATAAATAAATATGGCAATTGGTGTATACGGAGTTAAAAGACCAGCAGATGTTGACCCTTCAGACATAGAAGTTATTGTTTTATACAGTAAAACAAGAAATTCAACTGAAACGCAGACTGTTACAAAATTAAAAGGTACCGATGTTATTAAACAGGTATTTGACCCAACAAACGCTGTTGAGGTATTAGGTGGTATGTATAATTTAGAGTTACCTAAAACAGTTTTTAACGCTAGAGGGTATTATACAGTCTATATTAGACCTGCTCAAATAAGAATACAAATTGAGGATTGTGCTGAATTAGCAACTTTTCCAGATATAAAAGGTCTTGTGTTTAACACAACAAGTGTACCAACTGAATTTCAAAGTAAATTCACTAATAACGGTTTAGATGGTTATAGAGTTGAGTATTTAAATGAGAACGGTAGTAAACAATCAAATATCTACAGGATTATCACATCCTCTTTTATTGTTGAACCAGTACAGGTAGACACACCGAATAGTTCAGTAAAAACAATTAAATACACATACAATAATGTTGGATCACTATTGTTTTGTACGGTAACACCAAACGCAGCACCAAGTTTTAAACCAACTGCAACACCATTTATTGGTTATAAAGGTCAAAATGTTATAATAACGAATACAAGTTTTACACCACAAATACTTGAGGTTGAATTAGTTAACTATGATATTGAAAGTTTGGCAATCGCTTTATATTCCAATCAAACAAAATCAATGGAAGATGGTATATACACATTGTATGATTTCGATAATAACATCTACGCTCAATATGATTTATATGAGATTAAAGATAGTACAGATAATAAATTGTATGAAGTTAGAACAAAAAGAGATAATATAGATACAACAAAAGATTTAAATAATATAGTAGGAAATGGCTAATCTTAGTTACTCAAACACACCATTAATAGCCGATTTATACGATACACCAGAAGCGGCGATTGCGGCTTCAATTAATTTAGGTTGTAGTGGATACAGAACGTATAACATTAACGGGCAAAATAAATATGTTCCTTGTGGGACATATTTGGCTTATGAACAAGCCTTAAAGTTTGTAAAAAGACAAGGGGTTCAAAATGCGATATCAGGTAAAGGTAATATTGGTGATAAAGCTGTTGGTTTGCAATTCGCAAATAACAACAATGAAATAGCTGGTGACCCGTTTTTTACTTTAGGTAATTTTTCAATCAATACTAGTGTTTCGCAAAAACCAGCTATTGGTAAAACAGCTAAAATTAGTCCTGAAACAAGACAGTATACGGCGGCATCAATAAATGATTTAAACCCTAATAAAAATACAGATGCAACAACCAATTTGGTTGATACTATTAACGCTAAGATTGAAAATAATTTAACGGTAACGATTCTTTTTGATAAGAAAAAATTAGAGAATTATGTTTTATATTCTCCATTAAAAGAAACCGTTAAAAATACAATAGTTGAAATATCACAAAAATATCCAGCGGCCCTTAAATTAAACGTAACTGGTTTATTATCACCGACTGTGATTGATTATAGTTATAACACCAATAAAGATACTTCTGAGTTTAAGATAAACATAAATAACATTGAAAACCCGTTTGATATCGAATACACTGTAACTGGTACACTAGTAACTGATAATCCAAACATAACACCCATTAGAAATTTTTCTAAAAAATACCGTGATTTTGTTCTTTATTACAATGACATTGAGTATAAAATATTAAATGTAACCTTACCAAACTCAAAAACCGATACCGATAACGGTATTTATTTGGTTGTTCAAGGTAATCCTTTTGGTGATGTGGTTAATAACAACCAAACAGTTAATAAAACATTCTGGTTAAAACCATCATTAAAAAAATTCGATGAATTCCAAAGTGGTTTATCTGACATGGGTAAATTTTTGATGGATTATGATTATGAGTTAAAAAGATATGTTTCGGTTATTAGGTATACAAAAGTAACAGATTCTGGTGTTAGATTAAATACTGAAGAACGATTAGTTTTTCCACAATCTGATAGCAACAATATTGATATTTTTTCCTCAGATTTTGATGTTTATTTAACAAAATTGAATCGAATATCAGATGATTTTGACGAAACTAAAACAAACTTAATTTCAAGATTCTTAACAACAGATTCGTTAAAAGAATTTGATACTGATGATAGGAAAATAAAGTTGATGTTTGGTCTTATTGGTAAAAATTTTGATAACATAAGAAAGTACATTGATGGTATAACCTTCATGACAAATTTAACTTATGACAAAATTGAAAACATACCAGATTTATTGGTTAAGAATTTTGGTAACATGTTGGGTTTTGAAACCTACAATGTTGAAGATGAAAATACAATCATTGAATCTTTATTCAATATAAAAGATCTTAATGTTGAACCTGGTTTAACCCCAGCTGAAATTGATATTGAATTATGGAGAAGAATATTTATAAACGCTTATTATCTTTGGAAATCAAAAGGTACTAGAAAATCAATTGAATTTATTTTAAATTTGGTTGGTTTACCAGATTCTATTTTTGAGATTAGTGAGCATGTTTATATGGCTAGAAATCCGATTAATTATACCGATAAGTCATATGAAATATATGGTAATAATTATTCTGATGAAACGTTATTAACTTTACTGCCTTTTGATAAAGATGGTTACCCAACGGTACCTCACGATGTGAGATACCAAGAAAGTGGTTTTACCACAACAAATGATGGTAGAAACTTTGGACCTTATGATTTTGGTAAACAATACATCCAAGCTTTTGAAAAAAGAGGTAATGTTGATATGTTTACGGTTGATAGATATGTTGATAATGTTAAATCATGGGCTTATAGCACAGAAGAGGTTTTAAGATTATCAGATGATTCTGTTGGGTATACAGAATACTACGAACCAAACTCTAAATTAGTTATCAACTCAAAAGAGTTGGAAGTTTATTTAGCCTCAGATAAAATATTTGATTTATCAATTTATAGATATTACAATAGAAACGCTGTTGATATTAATAGTGATTTAACGTTTAGGGTTGTACCAACAATAAATGGGGGTGATTTAACCTTTAATCAGTTCTTACAAAAATCACTTGACAACTACATTAAGCCAGATAATAGAAAAACAATTAAAACATATCCAACATTAACTAAAATATATTACGATTATCTAAACAGTGTCTCGTCACCAATGACAAACACAAAAGATTTAGAATTCTTAAGTTATTTTGATTCATCTTGGGTAAAATTGGTACAACAATTTACACCAGCAACAACAATATTAAACGCTGGTAAGAAAATACAGAACTCCAAGTTCATGGATAATAAGTTTATCTATAAACACGGGTTAAACAATAGTGTTAGTTGGTTAGGTACAGATGGGTCAGAATTTCAAGATTTAGCCAAAAAAACGGTTAATCAAGGTTTAATAAACCCATTCAATACAATTGGTGTTAACAAATTACCAATTGCTGGTGAATCATCAACATTTACACTTGAAGGTTTAAGGGGTAAAAATTATGTTGGTTATGATCCAACGATTAACGAATATTTTGGTTTTTATTATGGTATTGAAGAAGCCTGCGCTTCAGAACTTCAAATATACAAATGGGAAGATGGTTTAGATTTTGGTAACGATACCATACATTTTGGTAATGTGAACGTTGGAAACCTTGAATCGTTTGGTTTAGGGAACCCAGCTTATGGACCTAATTATTACCCAACCAGTAAAATAATAACATTACCAGATGGTCCTGGTACATATTTATTAGCATTTAAATATGCAAGTAATGATGATTTATATGTTTATAACGCGTCAACCAATAGCAACCCAAGTTTAATAGCTACTTTAGGATCTACAGGTACAATAAGTTCTTATAGTGCTATAGTAACAGTTACTGGTAATACAATATCAGTCTATAACGATCTTAATAATGGTTTTGATTGTTATATTTCAGATTTATTTGTTATACCTTTAACTGAAGTACAAAAGAAGGGTACTTTCATAACATATGATAATAAGTTATATAGACTAAACACAAACACTTTATTTATTAACCCTACCCAAATAAATACGTACCCAGAAGTTAAAAAAAGTTATGTGTTATTGGATGCTGGATATATCTCAGATACCATAACGTTACCAAACGGACCTGGTGATTATAAAGTGACATTCACTTTATCAGGTGATGATGTTATTATCTACGATGGTTATATTTCTGGTGCTACAACTTCATCTAGTACCACACAAATAGATTCATTTAGTATTGTTAGTGGAACAACCAAAACATACTCAGCTAATTTAACTTTAGCAACAAATTATATAACAATTAGAAACATATTTACTTTTGGTAATGATGCTACGATAACAAATTTAGTTATATCACAAAAACATACACCAGATTCGTTAACAGTTAACAGTGAAATGGTTTATGAATATATACCATTTGATGCTGACGCAAAAACATTAACGTTTAAAGATTCTGATTCAATATTATTGATGCCAGACCCTATTTCTGGTAACACACATACAGTTAAATTACCAGAAGGACCTGGAACATATCAGTTAACTTTCACAACAGATACTGGAGATGATATGAGAGTATATGACGGTAAAACAATCGCTGGGACTCTTTTAATAACCAAGGCTCGTGGTGCTGGTGTTGTTAATCACTCAAGTTCAATAACCTCAACTACTGGCTTTATCACTTTTTATAATATTGGTAACGTTAATACACCAAATAAAATTATAGATTTAAAATTAGATGGTGTTCCATTGGATGCGACATCACTTGAGGAGAGAAATTATTATATTGAAGCGATATCTTTTGGTCATGCTCATTTAGCAGCTGACGTTGATTTCTTATGTCCAATACCAAAACCACACACATGCTATTTTAATTTTAGTGGTAATACGATATCAATGGCAACAGCTGGTATCACTGATTATTATGATGAGTCTGGTAAATATTTGACGATTGAACAATCAAAATATTACGGGTATTCAAAAAATACCGTAGCAACAAAACCAAATAATGCTCTTTACGGAACAACATCTAATTGGATTATACCTTACCAAAAAGAAAATATATGGACTACTGGTGTGACTTACTATAAAGGTGATATTGTAAAGTACCCAAGCACAGGTTCAACTTATTATGAAGTTACGTTTGATACTGTTACAGGTACAACAACAACACCAACTGGTGCCACGGTGACAACTATTGTTCCTGGTTTATATCAACATTATACTGGAAGAACAACGACAGACCCTTACATGCATATAAACTCTGCAAACATTAAAAAGAATTTGATTAATCCGTTGTCGGATATAATCTCATTTAATTTAACAAAATCATTATACTTATACCAAGTTTATAGTGGGGCTACAGATCAAGAAACTTATAAAGTTATTGATAATTTATTAAATGATGAGTTATATATTAGTGATTCAAACACGTTATCATTTGATGGTTTTTATTCGTTAGATGAAACTAAAGTTGGTCCTTTTTATACTCCAAATGTTGAATCGATAGGTATACAAACATTGGTTGAATCGATAGATCTGGTTCCAGACACAAATAATTATATAGATTTTGAATCACTTAATACCAATTTTAATTTTGTTAATAGTAATATTAGTTTAAGTAACGGTTATTACTTAATAAAACAAAATAAATATTTTAAATTTGACATAGATTTATTTTTTGAATCAGAACTTATTGTACAACAATCTGTTATAATCAAATTAATTGATCAATTTGGTGGGTTAATTCATGAACAATTATTCACATTTAGTGGTGCTGACGTAAATACGCTTAGAGTTGTTAATTTTACACATGAGGGTGTGTTTTTTACCGATACAAAGGTTTATTTAGTGATTGAACCAGTAACAGAAGGGTGTAGATTATCTAGATACGAAACAATTGATGTTGATTATGCTAATGCTGCAACATACGATTCATTAGATGACCCAAGATTTAGGGTTTATTTTAATGGTGGTAGAGGTTTAATTAATAACCATTATTTTGACGATGCTTTATCAATAGAACCGATTGGTTATAATGATAATCATACGGTAGATAATTATTTATTAAAACTTGAAAATACGTATGATACATACGAATTCATACCAAAATTAAATATAAACCAATCATATGGTGAGGATTACAATTTTGGTTTATTATATGGGCGATATTTTGAAAAGTATAAAAATACTTCACAAATTGGTGATGTAACTTCTTATGAAAAGAAATTTAATAATGATTATGTTAATTTTGAATTAACTGTTAGAAGTAAAGAATTAAATAACACACCTCAATATTATACTACTGGTAGTACACCTCAAATTTATTATTCATTTGCTGGTTCTGAAAAAACATATACAATTTCATCCACTGGAAATTACTTAGGTAATACACCACAGGCTGTTGAAAACACTAGTATAACAAAAAATATTTTTATCGGTAAAACACCAAAACCTAGAGTGGTTAATCTTAATAGACCAAATTATCCGTTTTTAAAGTTATATAATAATGATGTTGAGTTAACAGGTACAACCATTAATTTTTTGGGGTATGATGATGGTCTTGATGATTATAATCAATTAGATTTTAGTGGTGATTTAGTTGACAGTTTAATATCTAAAAAAAGGTATAAATTAATTACTGGTTCAACATACGGATATTTAAAAAAAGAAAATGATGTTTATAAAACAGAACTATATCAAGATATTTTATCTGTTGTACCATATTTCAGTACAAGTATTAATAATTACGTTATTAATGATATCGTTAAAGTTAAATTAAGTAATTATAGAAAAGTTGTTGAAAGCACCACAGGTACAACGGTAGAAACAACTGATGTTGAAAGATTATATGTTTGTGTGGAAGATATAACAGCCGATCATTTATGTAAAATAAGTGGTTATTCATCAACATTTGAAATACACCCAATCTACAGACCAAATGGTGCTAGAACTTGTTTTATTCCAATAGAAAATTATAATTTAAAAAATTTCACACCAATAGGTTATGATAAACAAATTATATTTGATACAACAAGGTCAAATGTTGCTCCTTATAGATACAGAGAACCAATTATATTAGACGGCACACCAACACAAAAATTAGATTTAGGTGACATAGTTAAAACTTACGCTAGTGGTAGTGGTTCGTCAACAGTATATACTTTATATGAATATGTTTACAATAAACCATTAACTTGGGATTCAACTAACAATTATTATCTTGGTGAAATAGTTTATTACCCTGGATCTAATTTTGCGACAGACGCTAAATATAGTTTTTGGTATAACGTAAACTCCTCAACTGGTACTCCACCAGGTGGTGCTGGTTGGTATGAAATGCCTGTAACTGGTACGAACGCCAATAGCCCATTTTGGATAAAAGATATTACAGGTATAACAACAAACCCAAATTTTTATACTAACGGACCAGCAGCGTATAGAGTTAAAAATTTATTACCAACTGTGTCTAGTGTAACTGGGTATGATTATCGCCTACCATTAACTGGAACAACAAATATTGCAATCGCTGATGCGTTTTATCGAACTTTACCTGGTGACACAAACGGTATAGAAGAACACACTGATGTTATCGATTATTTTAGAATAACAGGATCAACATTAGATTATACGGGTACGTCTAACAGTTTAATGACTTTTACTGGTACACAAGATACCAATTTAATACAGAATAGTTACACTTATACACTAGTAAATGGTTTATTATATGGATTTACTTTTCCACAACGATTAGTTGGGCAGGTGTTTTGGATGTATTATAACCCATTAGTTAATATACAACCATTATTTCATAATGTAGGTACTACAGCCGAAGATAACGGGATATTAGATTTTATTGCTACAGGTACAACATATAACAGCAATTCTAATTATCACAGTAAAAAATACACTGTTAGCAGAAATGTTTTATATAGAACAGTTCCTGGTATTGGAACATTTACAAACGCAATAGAACCACACTTATCTACAAATTGGGAAGAGCGTGATTTTATGTTGGTTAATAAATTTACCTTTAAAAAAGATAGATGTAGGGTTAGTATTTATGAAGGTACGATTGAATCAATTAATACTCTAACAAAAAATAACCTTTATTTCTTTGATAGTAATTTAAAATTAAAAACAGGTTTTACAGAACAAACGTTTAGTGGAGCAACAACAAACGAAAAACTATTAAATGGTGTTAATAAACTTTTTGATGCTAAGAACACAAATCTTAGAAGTGTTAAAAATTATGGTTTAACTGGGTTTAGAAAAGTTGGTAGTGACATAATTATGGATTATTATTATGAAAAAGATGATAACGGGTTACCTTTTACTGGTGAGTTTATTGGTGGTTTAACAATAACAAATCCTTGTGGACATACAGCAAAAACAATATTTGGTGCTTTATTTGAAGCTGATTTAACCAAGTTAGACCAATTGAGCCCTAGGATTATGACACCACAAGCTTTACCAGAAAATATTGGATTAATAACACGTTTCCGACCAGAAGTTAGATTAATTATTAATCAAAACGGTGCGTCAAATGTAACCGTTATTGTTGAAAATAATACAGCTGGTACCACAGTGTTTAATAAAGTATTAACTAAAAATAAATATTTTGATGAAAACGTTATTGTTAATTACGGAGAATCTATTACAATTACTATTAAAACTGATATAACAAGAAACCTTAGTAGATATACATCAGGATTCATGGATAATTATACATTATTTGATGCAAATGATAATGGTATTGAAAACGGATATTTTGTTTCAACAAAAACAAACGTAAGTAGATTAGTAACAAGAACAATAAAATTAAAAGATATAAATGAAGGTAGAGTTGTAAAAATTGATTTTGACGGTGCGACAATTGTAACCGCTGAAACGGTTGACCCGAGAGATTACATAAAACTACCATAAATTTATAAAATAACGGTATTTATATAAAAACAAAAAATGAGCTATATAATTAAGAAAAACGATCCGTTGGTTAATGTTAAATTAACCAATAACGGTAGGAGAAATCTAGCTGAGGGAACTTTAAATTTTACATATTTTGGTCTTGGTGATGGTGAAATGGACTATTCCAATGATTCATTCCCAAATGTTAATATTTTAAGACCATCCGATAATGTGTTAGGTTTAAGTTTACCGTTAACATATGATGGTGTTGATTATTTAAACCCAATAACAATTGTTAATGCGATACCAAATGAAATTTATACATCGGCAATAGAAAGAGGTTTTTTTAATTATGATACAACTGGTTCAACAATAAGCTTAAATTCTGATTTATGGCTTGTCGGGCCATTAACAAGCACAACAGGTAGTACAACAGGTGTTACAACAGGTGTTACAACAACATCAATTGATTTAACATATAACAGTGGTGGCACCATAAACTCTTCATATGATACGACAATAAAAGAGGGTGACTATCTATTTGTTAAATTTAAAACCAGTGGATATACAACAAATTACACAACAACACAAGTACCAGCTGATGAAATAACAGTAGAACCAGTTCAATACTTAATGTATACCATAAAAACAATTAATAGTTCTAGTACATATAATTTAACTGGGTTAACCACTGGTACAACAATTACAGTTGTTGTTGATCGTGATTTACCAGCATTTGGTTCTTACGAACTTGATGCGTTTATTTATCCAGGTAAAGATACAATCAAAGATTATTATGATGAAGCAAGCCCAATGGCTTACTGGCAAGGTGGGTTATTAGATTTTTCAAATAATAACACCCAATCAGACTTAGATGTTCCAGTTTGGAACATGAATATAATTAATATTGAAGATATTATTGGTTTAGATTCAACGGTTGATAAATCAAAATATGATGTTGTATCAAAAGATTATTTAGGTACCGCAATAAATTTTAATTATTATGATACAAACCATAAAATTGGGGTTATACATTACACAAATAATACGGTTTCTAATTTTTATGGTGAAGGTTTTTATCGCTCAACATTTAAACTTAAAGTACCTTATATAATGTGGCATAAACAACAGTTTACTAGCAATGTTGCTGATACAGTTGGTTATACATTTGTTGCTGACACAGAATTAAAATTTTTAACAGAAACAAGTCAAGTTGGGTTTGGTTCATCTAAATATCCTTATTATGATCTTGTTGATCAAGAAACTGATAAAACGGTAGTAGGTAAAGTTTTTGTTGACGAAAAAGTTGTTGTGATTGACCACCCAGAATTATTATCAGCTTTATCATACAAAGCAAATAGAAACTGGACATTACCAAAACCTTTGTTAAATCTAACAGAACCAGGTATTTGTGGTAATACAAGCACAACAGGTATTTTACAACCAGGTGAGTATTTGTATGTAACTTATATGTTACTTGATAGTGGTGGTATAACAGGTATGCATTGTGAAGATTACACGACAATACAAAATACGACTACAACAGCTAAGGATGTACTATTCCAATTTAATAAAAAAACAGATGACCCTAATTACACCGAATTTTCTTTCTTAAAAGATTATGATGATAATACGGGTATTGGTTTTAAAACTAATCAGGTATTAATGTTATGGCAAAAATCTACAACAGCTATAAAACCAGATCCAACAAACTGGGCTTATATTGACGTAAGCGAATTTTTGGGTACAAATGGTTGTGTAACTGGTGTTATGAATGTTAATGGTACTAATTTTGAATTACATGCTGATATTATTGACTATGATGCTGATAAATTGGGTTCTCACTCAGTAATTGATATTAACGTTTTTGATGTTTTTGAATTGGGTGACACGCCAGTTGGTGAGATAATAGTTATTTTTAATGGTACCGTACAAACACAAGCATCAGATGACACATTAAGTGACGGTACATATTATGCGTATCCAACAACATATGCCGTTGGACCTAATAGTAGAAGGGTTATTGTTTTTGCACAAGGTTATGGTACTAACCCAGATCTTTTACAAATTTACTATTTAACTGGTACAAGTATCACATCAAAAACAATTAAACAAGTTATAACAGTACCATCATTGGCTACCATTAACTCAAATACAAACGCTGACGCAATTTATAAATCAACAATAGCACCTAATAGAATATCTCTTAAATTAGATAAACAACCAAATAACTCAACTGTATGGTTGTTTTACAAAGGTATGTTATTAAATGCAACAACATATGGTGTTTTTGTTACAAATGAGACAATCGATAATAGACGCGTTGAATTAAATTTTACACCAACACAGGGTAGTGAAATAACAATGTTCTATTTAGATAATTCTGGTGCTGGACAAACAGTATCAACAAATGTTTTAACAAAAGATACGATATCAGCGCTTAGAGTAAATATTGATCAATTTATGCTTGACAATAGTGATACGGATATCTATAATTTAAGTGATTATATTACCATACCAGGTATCTCATCAACAGACTTTAGTTTTGGTGATGAAGTGTTTTTCTTTGGTAATATAGAAACAGATATTAAAGCCACAATATACAAAACACAATTAACTTGTAACGTGTTACCTAATCAATACATAACAACTGATAACCCAACATTTAATTCTGACCAGGATAAAGTTGCGTTTACTCAAATAGGTATTTTTGATTCTAATTCTGTATTGGTGGCTATTGGTAAATTTTCAGAGCCAATAACAAGAAAATATAATTCTGATATGCTAGTAATACAAGCCACAATCGATTTCTAATGGGATTCATAAAAAGAAATAAATACACTTTTGAAATATACCTTACAGATAAAGGTAGAGAAGCGTTTGTAAACGATGGTTTTAAAAATAACGTTAAATATTTTTCATTAATAGATAACTCAAATTACAACCAAATGAGCAATGTGGACCCACACGTTTTAACGGGTCAAACAATACCAACGATAAAATTTTATGACACCACAGAAGTTAATAACACAAGTGAGGTCTATGTACAGGATGCTAAAAGAGGTTCAATTGATAACGATATACGTTTCACTCATGGTTTTTTAGGTGTTAACCAAAGAGCTGAAAATAATTATGTCGCGTATGACCCAGACCTATCAACAGAAACGATTAAGATAATAACATATAAAAACTAATGGCTAGACAATACAATCTTAAAAATTTAAACGGTATACACCTTAAAGCACCTTATGATTACACATCATATACTACTGGGGGTGTTAACGCCTTGATTGAAGATTATGATTTTTACCCTTATAAATCAAATGATTTATCAGATTTTGAATTTATTAACGGGTCTTATAATTTGGTTGATAAAACGTCACCTTATTATAACATGCCAATGGGTGATGGGTTTATTGGTAACAACTCAAAAGCTTCAAGAATCGTTAATGTTGATTACGCACAATTTAAAAAAAATAAGACATTAGTTAAAGGTGGGGTATACTACACAAGTTTTGATATGTACTTTAATTTTAATGGTGAAGGTCAAAACTATGCTGTTAACTCGACAGGTTATACGATTAATGTCAATATCTACGCTATTATTGGTAATAATAAGAAAAAACTTAAGTTATCAAATTTAAAAGTTTATGATTATGCTTCCGCTACGTACAGCGGATCAACATCTAATCCAGTTGTTGCTGGTTATGTTAATATTAGTACATCTTTTTTTAATAACTGGGTTACTATAATAGATTCAAACACAACTTTAAATGTGTCTTATTTACCACATCCACACCAATATGTTATTAATAACAACGGCGCGACATCAATTGGGTATTCATGGACAGAAGGTACTGTTGGTTCCCCTTATTATGGGAACTCACTGGGAGCTAATCTTGCTGGTCATTCGAGCGTTACTAAAATCTCGTTTTCAACACCAGAGGTTAGTGGAGTATCACCAAATTATACAATGCAAGATCAAGGGCTTGCACCAGAACCAAACATTAGCCCGTTTAATATTATGAGTGGTTACATGTTTAAAGTTACAGCTGAATTAGATGTAAGCACAGAAACGTTATTTAATTCAAATATATGTACTGGTAATAAAGATTTTAAAATAATGGTTGATTATAATGGAAGGATATCACAGACAACAGTTGCTTATGTAAATGAAACATTTGATTTACCAGATAGTGCTCCTGTTGGTCCACCACCATCATTATAAAAAAAAATAAATAATTAATGGCAACTATACCAGTAAGTTACAGAAGAAGGGTTGAATATAAAATGCCCGTTTTTAATTTTAGCATACCTAAAATCGGTTTTTACATAAACACCCCAGGCGTTAGTGTAGTTGGACCAGATAAATACCTTACCAATGAATCAGAGGGTAAATTTAATATCCTAAACCCAAACACGAGCTCAATATATTTTAATAACTTAACATATGTAAAGGCACAATTTAGGGATTCTAAATTAAATTCAAGGTTAAACACTTTAAAACTAATATTGGTAAATGAATATGATGAAACCAATTTAGTTGGTAGTGAAGGTATTGTTGGTACAAAACATTACCAAGAGTATCAATTAACAAAAAACGGTAAGTTAATCGGTAAATTAACTTTGGTTATACCAGTTGGTTTATTAGAATCAAATAAAATGTTATTACCGTTGACAACTTTGGAGTTTTCAGCCTTTTACGAGGTTTTAAATTTAAATGTTTTAGACACACATTATTACGGTAAAACACCAACCGATCCAGATAAAAGAGTGGGTGTTGTTGATCTAACTTTTAATATAAAATGTTTTACTGATAACACATTTAACAATGTGGTTAATGAACAAGTTGTTATTAGTGTGATACTCGTTAAAACATAAAAAAATGAATTTAATATTTGATATAGGGGCTAATTTAGGTAGTACGGTAAAAATATTCATAAGAAAATCTAAAAAAATTGTTGCTTTTGAACCAAACAAACTTTTAGTTAATAACTTAAAGGAGATGTTTAAACATGATAATGTTATTATAGACACCAGAGCTTTATCTAACAAAGTGGGTACAAAAGTATTTAACGTTTCTAATGCAGATTCGTTATCAACATTTTCAGAAGATTGGATTCATAACTCAAGATTTTCGAATACAATAACATGGGATACTCAAATTGAGGTTGAAACAACAACATTGGACAATATAATAGAAGAGTATGGTATTCCAGATTATGTTAAAATAGATGTTGAAGGTTACGAATATGAGGTTTTATCTTCATTAACAAAGTTTTTACCAGATACGTTATTTGCGTTTGAGTGGGCTGAGGAAACAAAAGATAAAATTTGTCTTATTTTAGAACACGTAAACAATTTAGGTTACAGATCTTTTGGTTATACGGAAGAAGATAAAGTTTTATTTGATGGTGAGATTGACTGGGTAGGATATGAAAAATTTTTGAAAACTGTTGAAGAATTCAAACCCGAAAGAAAAGTTAGATGGGGTATGATATATTTTAAAAAATAAAAAAAAATAAAAGAGCTGTATATTTATTATATAGAAATAATAACTTGATTTGTACAATAAAATTAATATATTTAAATAAACAAAAAAAATGGGGTTCGTACTACAAAGCGGAAGCACTGAAGAAATTAAAGTTTACCTAACAGAGTTGGGTAGAAGACGACTTTTGGAACAAGGTTTTAAACCAGTTACTTTTTCTATTTCAGATGAAGACGGTAATTATAATGCGTTATCAACTATCGATCAGATAGTTACGGATATAACTGGTGATTATAATGATAATGTTTACGCAATATCAAAAAACATAACAATAAAAAGTCAAATATTAAGAAAATAACATAAAATGAGTGCAATATTAAAAGTTAGAATCCCATACTACAGCAGAACAATTTCTACTGGTACAGATGGTATCGCTGAGTTCTATTTGTTAGAGGCTCCAACACATATACCAGTATTAAATCAAACTGTTGTTATCACACATACAGAAGTTTCAACAAGTACAGGTTTATATACAAAATTAAATGATTTAGGGTCAAACACCAGTTTAGGTCAATTCCAATCACTGACAGACCTTAGCGCTAATCAAGCACAAGTTACAGCTAATGGTGGTTATACTTATGTTTTTTCGATTGCATATAGCGACACACAGTTTTCACAACCACAATATGGTGGGGCTTGTCGTGGTTATATTGAATATGATGTTAACCCAATTAATTACAATGTTTTAAAAACAGTTGAGAGTGTTGTTTTAGTTAATGAAACAGTACCTTTTGATTTATCAAATGGTTTTCAGGAATTAAACCATACATTTAGTGGTACAACATTAAACAGTACGGATATTTTACCAGGTTTCTTTGTTGGTAGACAAGATAATAACACTATTTTTGCTAACTTACTAAAGTCACTTAATTTACCTGTTACGAGTGAAGAATATAAAAAATATTCAAGATCCGCTTACGGTGTATTAAGTGCAGCTGGTACAAATGATACCGTTGCTGTTACAAGAAACGGTGTCGCGTATAAATGGACTGCAATCACAAATACATTTACAGGGTCAACAGATACATTATTAGTTCACCCAACAACTGGTTACACTGGTGAGTATTATGATACTGTTATGCAAACAATTGGTTGTAATGAATTTGAAACAAATAAACCTTGGAATTTACCAGTTCCAAATGATTTATACATGATATTTGAAATACCAAATAACAAATACGGTGAAATCATTGACGGTAAGACTGTTAAATTAGAATTACCTTATTATACTGGTACTTTATCAGGTACAGCCGATCCAAAACGTTTGGGTATTATGACTGGTTGGACAGGACCAACTACAATTGAATTATACGGTACTTACAATACGGCTGGTATAAACAATAATTTAGATAAGAAATTATCTGAACCAGATATTAGTGTTGGCACACTTGGTGTTAGACCTGATTTAGCAACAGTTGGTTCAACAACTTATGAGAGTAATGTTGTATTGTTATTTACGGATGCGGTACAAACACCTTCTGTAAACTTTAACAACTGGGGTGATGCCTATAGTGAGGTTATAAATGGAACTAGAGTGTTTTCACCTACAGCTCAAGAAAAACCAACATACAGTTATAAAAACGATGTTTGTGTTGGGGCTGCTTACTTAGATAAGGGGTTTATTGTAATCACACACCCATTAATCGTTGATTCATATTTCCGTAATGTTTTTGATGGTTATATTTATACTAGCGGTGCTGGTACCGCTATGGTTAAAAACTATGATGTAACAAAAAATATTACTGGTACAACTGTCAATGCTGATAGTAGAGGTGTTGTTAGAACTACAGATTCTAATGATACATATGAGTTGGTCGTGACCAAAGATGGTAACAATGTTCTATGGGACAATACACAATTCATCTACACTGGTGCAACTGATTATACATTATCATACAATAGTTATAACAGCGAAAAATCTTTAAACATTGTTTGTTTGGCATCTTCAGATGAGTTTTTTAAATCAACAAACGATACTGCAAAAGATATGATGAGCGTTGACCAAATGGAAGACTTTGCATCGTTTAAATCAACAAATGGTGATTTATACCCTGTTATTATCACACAATTAGGTATTCACGATCAAGATGGAAATTTATTAGCAATTTGCAAACCAACACAACCAATTAAAAAATATTGGTATGACGTTGTCAGTTTTAATATCAAAATTAGATTATAATTAAATTTTATGGTAAAAGAAGTACAAGAAGAATATTACTTACTTGGGTTAGATGTGTCAACCAAAACAATTGGGATTTCACTATTCAACAATAAAGGAGAGCTTTTGGAGTTAACACATATTTCTCCAAAAGCTAAACCCGAACCTAAAACAAAGACTGAGGAGCTTATCAAAAAATCCGATTTGTTTTATGATTTTATACAGAAGTATAAAACACTCAACATTAAACATGTGGTTATCGAGGAACCGTTATTAAGATCAAACAACGTTAACACCGTTGGTACCTTATTACGTTTTAATGGTATGATTACCAAGATATGTTATGACGTGATTGGTGTTGTACCAGAATACATCTCCACTTATGAGGCTAGGAAATATGCATTTCCTGAGTTTATGCAACCAGGAAGCACTGGAAAACTTGTTTTATTTGGTGGATTACCTAAAGATGTTGATAAGAAAAAACTTATTTGGGATAGAGTATCTAAAAGAGAACCCCAAATTAACTGGTTATTAGACAAAAAAGGTCAATTAAAAAAAGAAAATTTTGATATGTCTGATTCTTACACAGTTATGCTTGCTTTTGCCCACATGAAAGAAATTTTCGAATAAATTTGTTTATAAAAGAATAATTCCTTATATTTGTAGGAATTATGGATTTACTAAATAACGAATTAGAAACAGACAAGCTAATTGATTTATTAGAATCCTTTTTAGGTGAACCTAGAAAGCACTATAAACGTAAAAAGCAAATTAGTTTTGACTGTCCGAACTGTTCTGCCATGAAAGGGGTTGAGTTCGATAAAAAGGGTAATCTTGAGATTTCCTATAAAGACGGTGTGTATAATTGTTGGTCGTGCGGTGAAATAGATGGAACAAAGGGTCGTCTATCTTTTTTAGTTAAAAAATATTCTAATAAAAAAACGCTAGATCAATTCTATAAACTTAATTTTAAGTTCATTCAACAAAAAACTATTGAGGAGAAAAAGGATGAATTAAAGTTACCTGATGAATATATACCGCTTGATGGAAAGATAAGTAACTCTAGATTTAACGTTGCTTTTGATTACCTCTATACTAGAGGTTTAAACGATTCACACATTAAAAAATACAAAATAGGATTTTGTTTGGAAGGTAAATACCAAAATCGTGTTGTTATACCATCTTATGATATTGATGGTAAACTAAACTTTTTTGTAACAAGATCTATTAGTCCAAAAACAACCAAGTTCAAGTATTTGAACCCATCGGTTGAAAAACAAACATTAATTTTTAACGAAGCTTTAATTAACTGGGAAAAACCAGTGTTTTTAGTTGAAGGTGTTTTCGATCATATCGTTATACCTAATAGCATTCCATTGCTTGGTAAAAAAATGTCTGAAAAATTATTTAAAGAATTATATTTTAAATCAAATAATTTCATTATTATTGCACTCGATCCCGATGCGTGGAATGATACCGTTGGAATATACAATAAATTAGATGCTGGCCGACTCTATAAAAAGGTGTTGGTTTTAACATTACCTAAAGGTATTGATATTTCATTGTATTATGAAAAGTATGGACCAGAAAATTTAGGTAAATTATTACAAACAAGTAAAAGAATTAAAGAATGATAACATTAGATCACGCAACCCACACGTATACCAACAGTGAAAAACCAACTGTTAAATATACATCAGTTACTACTGTATTGGGGCAGTACAAAGAAAAATTTAACGAAGATTACCACGCCGAAAGGGTGGCAAAAAGAAAAGGTGTAAGCAAAGAAGAAGTTATTGCTGAATGGAGAGAAATTAACCGCATGGCTAATGAGTATGGAACTGCGCTGCATGAGATTCTTGAAAGATTCTTGTTGGCACCAAACAGAATGTACTCACCAAGAGATGAGTTTGAAAAGATTGTAATTGGTGCGTTTAGAGATGTTTGTTACGAAGAAGGTTTGGGTTTAATTGATAGTCCTTATTTGAAACCAGAGCACATCATGTCAATTGAGTTTAATGATGAGCAAGGTGTCGCAGGTACTTCAGACATTATTGAGGATTTACCAGACGGTGTGTTCTTCAATGTATGGGATTTCAAGACAAACAAAAAATTTGAGTACGAAAACAAATATGGTGAGTTCTTACATTTCCCATTAGATCACTTAACTCACTGTCAATACAATGACTATACAATTCAATTATCTGTGTATGCTGTGATGTACGAGATAGAGACTAAGAAAAAGTTTAATCGTGGGGGTTTATTCTATTGGGATAAAAATATCCAAACGTTTAAACTAATCCCAATCAGCTATATGAAGAAAGAAGCTGAGATGCTTATACAACATTATAAAATGAAAAGAATTATATTATGATAGAAACAATTGCACATATAGCGGATATCCATTTTAGAAATATCCAAAGACATAATGAGTTTAGAGCGATTTGCGAGAACTTTTTTGATCAAATGAAACGAATTAAACCAGAAAGGATTGTTATTGCTGGTGATATCGTTCACTCAAGAAACCAAATTAGTCCAGAATTGGTTAATGAGGTATCATGGTTTTTAAACGGTTGTTCTAAGGTCGCTGGTAAGGTTATTATCATACCAGGCAACCATGACATCGTTGAGCAGAATAAAGAGCGTATGGATGCTTTAACACCCATTATTAAAGCACTTGATGTTGATAACATCATTTATTACACAAAATCAGGTTTATATCAAGATGAAAATGTTATTTGGTCTGTATTTAGTATTTTTGATAACCATATGGCCCCAGAAAACTTGGAAATGAGACCATATAATGGTTCTTATATCGGTTTATACCATGGTACAATTGTTGGTGCTGTGAATGAACAAGGTTTTAAATTTACACATGGTGCTGAAGTAAACAAATTCAGACATTGTGATATGGTTCTTTGCGGTGATATACATAAAAGACAAGTTTTTATGCACGATACCACACCAATTATTATGGTCGGTTCGTTGATTCAACAAAATTTCGGGGAAAATGTTAGTGAACATGGTTTTAACGTGGTTAAAATACAAAACGATAAATCATTATCATATGAATTTTTTGATATTGAAAATCCTGTTAAGTATTTGACGTTTAAAATAAGCGATATCAGTGATATTGAAGAAAATAATGAAATACTGGTAAATGCATAGTTTTAATATAGAAAAATCTTTACATGAGGACATAGTCGACTTTTGTAAGGTAAATCAAATAATTGATATAGACGATTTCATCAACAAAACACTTAGAAAAGGTTTTGATTTAAGAAAATATGGTGAATCGTTTGCGATGTTTTTTAACAAGACTGAAGCTGATATGATTTTTAAAGGACCACCTGTTGAAGAAGGGCCTATTGCAGAACCAGAGGTTATTATTGAGCAACCAAAGAAAAAAGGTGGTAAAAAGAAAAAGGTTGTGGAACCTATTGTTGAAAAAGAACCTGAAGTTGTTGATGAACAACCAAAGGATCC